TCGACCCAGGTAATTTAGATTTAGATCGGGTGATCCAAAGTATTGAAGAAGAAGCAGCTAGAACTAGTGGAAATAGCACAGTACCAAGTCTAGTACCAAATGTTAGAACTTTTAATGCAGACACTTTAAATGTTAATAGAGTATTGGGTATGTCTGAAGGATCCGGTGCATTTTTCCAAGATGGTGTGTTGCCTAGAAACATGTTAGCTATGCTACACAAAGGCGAAAGAGTTCTAAATGCTGCTGAAACTAGTGCATATAATGCTTTAGAGTCAGGAGCAAGCACTTTTGCAGAGCAAGCAAGTGCAATTAACACCGGAATGTCCAATTCTGGCGGTACTGTTGCAGAAAAACTTGACAACCTGAACCAAACTATGCTACAATTAGTTAATATAAATATGCAAGTAAATGATACAGCAAGACGTCAACTCAAAGGTATAAAGGGTATGTCTGGCAATGTTATGACAGGATTTAGTGTATAATGAGTTGGAAAAAATATTTCACACCAGTACCAACAGGCGATAACACATCGGGCAGTTATTCACCGATCAGTGGTGGTAGTGCATCAAGTAGACCAGGACCTGCAAGATCAAACTATTCAAGTTATCTTCCAGATGTATATGTAGGAACGCCCAATCGTGTTGAACGTTATGGACAGTACAACACAATGGATCTTGATTCAGAAGTAAATGCCGCACTGGATATTCTTGCAGAATTTTGCACACAGAAAAATAAAAAGAACGACACACATTTTGATCTTAAATTCTACAAAGATGCAACAAATTCAGAAGTACAGATATTAGGACAGTATCTAAAGCAATGGTATAAAATCAACAACTTTGAAAACAGAATGTTTCGTATATTCCGTAACGTATTCAAGTACGGAGATGGATTTTTTCTAAGAGATCCGGAAACTAAAAAATTGTATCACGTTGATCCTGCAAAAGTTAATAGAATAATTGTAAACGAAAGCGAAGGCAAAATACCTGAACAGTATATTGTAAAAGATGTACAATTTAATTTTAGAGATCTAGTAGCAACAAAACCTCATCAGACCAACGGCAATATCACAGGTGGTGGTAGTGGTTACTATGAAGGTGGTGTGCGTGGTATGGTAGGTAACTATCCTAACCAAGCAGGTTCGAGATTTACAATTGAAGACGGCGAAGTAGCAGTTAATTCAGAACACATGTTCCACCTTAGCCTATCTGAAGGACTAGACAATAACTATCCTTTTGGTAACAGTCTGCTAGAACAAATTTTCAAAGTATACAAGCAAAAAGAACTATTAGAAGACGCAATTATAATCTATCGTGTACAGCGAGCTCCAGAACGTAGAGTATTTTATGTTGATGTAGGTAACATGCCAAGTCACCTTGCAATGCAGTTTGTTGAGCGTGTAAAAACAGAAATACATCAAAGACGTATTCCTTCAAAAACAGGCGGAGGTACCAATGTTATCGACAGTGCATACAATCCACTAAGCACAAACGAAGATTACTTCTTTCCACAAACCGCAGAAGGTAGAGGTTCAAAGGTTGAAACACTGCCAGGTGGTACCAACCTAGGAGAAATTGATGACCTTAGATATTTTACTAATAAACTCGTTCGTGGTCTCCGTATACCAAGTTCATACTTACCTACTGGCGCAGACGATAGCCAAGCAAGTTACAATGACGGCAGAGTTGGCACAGCATTTATACAAGAATTAAGATTCAATACATACTGTGAAAGACTACAAAACTTGCTTGTAGAAGAATTTGATCAAGAATTCAAACGATTTTTATTAGAAAAAGGCGTAAACATTGACACAGCAATGTTTGATCTTAAATTTATGCCTCCACAAAACTTTGCGGCATATAGACAAACAGAACTAGACAATCAGCGTATTAGTTCTTTTGCACAGGTACAAGCAATTCCATTTATTTCAAATCGTTTTGCACTTAAACGCTTCTTGGGATTCAGTGCAGAAGATCTTGCAGAAAATGAACGCATGTGGAGAGAAGAAAATGATGAAACTCTAACACCTCCACCGGGTGATGCTGCAGGCGAAATGCGCGGCGTAGGAATTTCAAGTGCAGGCATAAGTGCAGACATTGCTGGTGCAGAAGATCAAGCATCAGTAGAAGGTGGAGAAGAAGGTGGAGAAGGCACACCACCTGAATCAGCAGCAGGTGATGCAGCGGCTGCAGAAGCACCGCCAGGCGGAGAACCTACAGAGGTATAAATAATAGCATGATACTGAGAGAACTTTTTTATTACGACAAAGAAACACTTGAACCTAAAGAAGACAATAGGTATGAACCTCAGTATGACGATTCTATAGTTGATCTTGATGACACACGTAAAACAAGATTAACTTTAAAACAAATCAATCGTGCAAGAAAATCAAGCGAATTGCATACAGAAGAAAAAGCCAAAGAATTAGATTTTGTGCGTCAAATGTATGGCATAGCAGGACAAGCAGCAGCAGCGGGAGTGTAACCGTTGGCTAAAATAGATAAGCGTCAGTTTTCAAAAGAAGAATGGAAACAAATAAAAGCCCAGCGAAAAGCTGATAAAGAATCTCGCAGACTTTCTAAAACTCAAAACTTTCCTGATATAATACCTAGTGAAAAAAATGATCATCATAATGCATTTGTAATAGGAAATGGCACTAGCAGATCTCCTATTAATATTCCGGATCTCGCACCATTAGGAAAAACTTATAGATGCAATGCCCTTTACAGAACATTTGTTCCTAACTATTTAATAGCAGTTGATGTTAAAATGATACTTGAAATATCAAAAACAGGATATCAGAAAAAACACACCGTATGGACAAATCCAAACAAAGCATATCAGCGTATTCCTAACCTAAATTTGTTTAATCCGTCAAAAGGATGGAGTTCAGGACCAACTGCATTATGGTTAGCTGCACAACACGGATATGAAAGAATTTATATTTTAGGATTTGACTACAAGGGTTTAGAAAAAGGTAGTAAATTTAATAACTTGTATGCAGACACTCCTAATTATAAAAAAAGCACAGACGGTGCAACTTTCTTTGGAAACTGGTTGCGTCAAACCACAGCAGTAATCAAAGAACACAAGAATACACAGTTTGTTAGGGTAATAGCACCTGATAACTATTGTCCGCCAGAACTAAATAAATTTAGAAACTTTAGTACTATTACAGTGGAAGATTTCAAAAAAATCTTCCAACTTTCCTGACAAATAGTCAAAATGGTTCGTTTTGAGCCTATTTCTACGCATATTTCTCCCATTTACGTAAATACATATGACAGCCTTACCATAGGTATAACATTTATAGGAGAAAACAATGGCAGATAAAGCTAAATTTGAAGAGATGCTTGAGCATCTTGTAAACAACGACCGCGAAAAAGCGGAAGAATTATTCCACGAAATTGTAGTAGAAAAGTCAAGAGACATCTACGAAAATCTTCTTGCTGATGATGTAGAAGACAAAGAAGTCGACGAAAAAGCAAAAGAAGATGATGAAGAAACTAACGAAGCTGATAAAGCAAAAGACGACAAGCAAAAGCATCCAGGTGATAAAAAAGTAGCTGATGCAGATGCTGACAAAGACACAGATAAAACAAACGAAGATTTTGATCTAGACGAGTTTGAAGTTGAGCCTAAAGACGGCGATATGGATATGGATGCTATGATGGGCGGTGACGCAGCTGACGATATGGAAATGGACATGGGCGATGGCGACATGGGCATGGACATGGACGGTGAAGCAGACGATGACGCACCAGCAACACAAGGCGATATCAAAGATCTAGAAGCAGAATTAGAAGATCTAAAAGCTGAATTCGAAGACATGATGCAAGACAAAGAAGGTGGAGACGAAGACGGCGATATGGATATGGATGCAGACGATGAAGGCGACATGGATGACGAAGCTGAAGAGTCTGTAGCAAACGAAGTTTCAGACGAAGAAGTAGACGAAGCAGATGACGAAGACACTGACGAAGCTACTGAAAAGTCTGCAGCAGAGCAGATGCGCGAATATGTTGAAAAAGTAACACCAAAAATGGGTGACAATGGTGCAAACACCAAGTCAGTTGTAGCTGGTAAAAACGACATGGGCGGCACTGCTTCAAACTTGGTACAAGGCGGAGACGAAAAAGGAATGAAAGCATCTGCACCTAAAGAAGATAATGCAGGTAATGTAAACGTTCCAGGTGGTAAAGCATCTAAGTCAATGTCAAACATGCCAAAAGGCCACGGCGCTGAGAAAAAAGGCGCAGGCGATACAGCTCCTGACAAAAAATCAATGATCGGAAGCTAAGGACTTGAAGATGGGCAACTACTTACGAGAGCACCTGACATTCGACCAAGCGCAAATGGTGGTTGAGAATGCCAATGAAGGCAAAGATCTTTTTATGAAAGGTATTTGTATTCAAGGGGGTGTACGCAACGCGAACCAACGTGTATATCCTGTAAATGAAATTGGCAGGGCTGTCAAAACTCTCAACGATCAAGTAAGCGGAGGTTACAGTGTACTCGGCGAAGTAGATCATCCAGAAGGTCTTAACATTAACCTGGACAGGGTCAGTCACATGATTACCGAAATGTGGATGGATGGTCCAAATGGTTATGGAAAAATGAAAATTTTACCAACACCGATGGGACAACTGGTTAAAACAATGCTGGAAAGCGGCGTTAAACTAGGCGTCTCATCACGTGGTAGTGGTAACGTTAAAGAAGATGGTAGCGGCGAAGTCAGTGATTTTGAAATCATAACTGTTGACGTTGTTGCACAACCAAGTGCTCCAGGGGCGTATCCAACGCCAATCTACGAACACTTGATGAATGCCAGAGGTGGCTACAAGGCTTACGAATTAGCACAGGCAACAAAGCACGATAATAAGGCACAAAAGTATCTAAGGGAATCGTTGGTGAATATCATCAACCGACTCCAATAAAAGGAGAAAAATATGTTGGATGCACTAAAAACACTCTTTGAAAATGATGTAGTTTCAGAAGAAGTGCGCCACGAAATCGAAGAGGCTTGGAACAAGAAAGTCAAAGAAAACCGTCAACAGGTAACAGCTGAACTTCGTGAAGAGTTCGCTCAAAAGTATGAGCATGACAAACAAACTATGGTAGAGGCTATTGACTCTATGGTAGGTGAGCGTCTTGCTTCAGAAATTGCGGAATTTGCAGAAGATCGTAAACAACTAGCAGAAGCAAAAGCAAAATATGCAGTAGCAATGCGTGAAAACGCAGGACTATTAAAAACTTTTGTGGTTGACCAACTTTCAAAAGAAGTAGGTGAGTTACATGAAGACCAAAAATCAATGGCATCCAAGTTTAAAATGCTTGAAGATTTCGTTGTAGAATCACTTGCAAAAGAAATTGCAGAATTCAACGAAGACAAGAAAGATCTAGCTGAAACTAAAGTACGTTTAGTACGTGAAGCTAAATCACACTTCAACAAATTAAAAACACAGTTTGTTGAAAAGAGTGCTGAAAAAGTGTCTAAAATTACTGACAAAGTTCTTAACAGAGAAATTGGTCAGCT